CGAGTTGGAGTCGATCATCCTCGAACAGGAATTGGCGCATGGCGATCATCCGGTGCTCAACATGTGCGCAGCGAATGCAGTGGTTGAGGGACACGATGCGTCAAATCGCAAGCTCTCGAAAAAGCGCTCGACCGGGCGCATCGACGGCATGGTCAGCCTTGCGATGGCGGTCGGGGTTGCGCCGCTCCGCGCCGCCAAGGTCGACATCGAAGCGCTGATCGGGTGAGAGAGGTCATCATGAAAACATTTGCCTGGATCGCGCGGCATCCGCTCTTCGCTGCGCATTGGTATCTCACCGGCCGGCCGTGGTCAGCGACGTTCGGCGAAAGTTGAGGACGATATGGCCAATCTCGGACTCGTGCTGATGGTGTTCGCATTCGTGGCGGCGGTGTTCGCGGCATGGGGCCGCTGGTCGCCGCCGATAAATCTGATCGGGCTCGCGCTCGCGTTCTTTTTCGCGGCGGTGATCTTCGGCAATCTGCACCCTTTGACGGTGCGGTAGCGCAGCCCGAGAGTCGGATCGACTCTCTGCCGCCCTACCCGCCCGCGCCGCCGGATATTTGCAAGGGTTGCTGATCTCTCCCCGCCGAGCCTTCCCCGGCGAGAGTGGCGGGGCGTATCTCGCCGGGGGACCACGCGTGAGGGAATTGGCAAATGCTGCCGTGGGCCGTTACGTTTTTCTTCCTCGCCATCGTGTCTTTCTGCATCGGCATCTTTCAGGATCACCGTGGCGGGTCGGCGTTCGCGTTCTACATCGTCGGGCTCTGTCTGTTGGGCCTCGCCGTGGTGTTGTTGCTCTTCATCGTGATGACCGACGATTTTCCGGCGCGCGAAAGCCGCCGGCACGAGTCGCCCCATGCGCTCCCAATCCCCAAGTCGTTCCCGACAACGACGCGGTGACCCCGGGAGTGCTGGGGCGAGCCTGCCCCGCACTTGGTCGAAACTGAGCACGTAAAGGGCGCAACCGGCCTTTGTCGTGCCCGTGGCCTCCACCGAGTGCGGGGCATCAAACAAACCGTGGGCGGTCGGGCCACCGCTCTCTTCCGTTCGGACGCATGTCATGAACACTGTCGCTGTCGAGAAGTTTCGGCCGGGCGAGCGTGTCGAGCTTACCGAGCGCCCGTTGAAGGGCGATCCGATGCGCTCCATCGCGCGCGCGGCCATCGCCTACGGGCATTGCGCGCTCGACCGCGCGATGCGGCCGGACGAATACGCGGAAAAGACCTGGCCCTTTGACGCCGATGTGGCGCGCGTGATCCGCGCTGCGACCACGCCGACCTCGATGGCAAACACGGCTGCGCTGGTCGAGATCGCGCTCGCAGTGCTCCCCGCGCTCGCTCCGGTGAGCGCCGCCGCCGCGCTGTTCGAGGTTGCGCTCAAGCTGCAATTCGGTGCCGGCGCGAACGCGTTCTCGATCCCCGGCGTGATCCCGCCCAACGCCGTGTTCGTCGGCGAAGGCTTGCCCAAGCCGGTGGGCCAAGGGACTTCCAGTGCGCAGACCATGAACCCGCACAAGATCGCGTGCATCGTGGTGGCGTCGGGCGAACTATTTGCGCAGGCGGCAGCCGAGACGATGCTGCGGCAAATGCTCGCCGAAGCCGCCGGCCCCGCGCTCGATGCGGCGGTGTTCGGCAGCGGCGCCGGCAGCGCCAACGTGCCGGCTGGCATCCTCAACGGGATCGTCGCGCTCACGCCGCCCGGCGGCGGCCCGCCCGCGAGCGCAACCTATGACAACGTGCTCGCCTTCATGGGGCAACTCGGTGGCGCGGTCGCGCGCGTCGCCGGCAACGGCGAGATCGTGTTCGTCATGGCGCCGTCGCTCGCGGTGACCTCGCGGCTCGCGGTGGGCAACGCCGGCTACAAGATTCTCGCAAGCTCGGCGCTCGCCGATGGCACCGCGATTGCGGTCGCCGCCAACGCGCTCGCGTCCGCCGTGGGCGTGCCGGGGTTCGAGACTTCGACACAGGCGACCTTGCAGATGGACGACGCGGCGGCCGGCGGCGCGCTGCTCTCGACCGGCCCCGCGTCATCGATGTTCCAGACCGCGCAAGTGGCGCTGAAAATGCTCACGCCCGCGACCTGGGCGCGGCGCGCGGCCGGCGGCGTCGCCTACATGACCGGGCTCGGCGCGTGAGAGTTTAGCCAAGTCTGTCTGATCTCTTCCATGCAAGCGTTTGGCGAATTCGTGCGCGACTTGCGCCGGCTCGCATCCCGGGCCGACGATGGTTATATGTTAGCTGCGCGGGGTGCGTCACACTTCACCGGGGCCGACGACCCCGGCCCCGCGCACGTGAGAGGCGGGCATGGCCACCGACAACGAATTCCGGCGCGCGTACACGAACCCGCATCCGGGCGCGAGCGAGTTGGACAAGGCCAAGGCGGCCGGCAAGTTCGCCAAGCTCTCGCCGCACGAGCGCGCAATAGTCGAAGACGTGATGAAGCAGCATTCCGCCTTGACCTTCGAACAGGCGGTCGAGCACTTGAACGCCGCCGGCATGTAGCCCGCGCGTTCGATCCCTCAGAGCCCCGCGACGAACAAGGCCGCTGGACGGACGGCGGCGGCAGCGCCGACGCCCCGGCGAGCGCGCCCGGCGGCAGTGACAAGCCGCTGTTGGTCAATGGCAATCCGAAGAATTCGCGTCTCAACGATTGGCATGCGCAGCTAACCGCACGCCAACAAGAGCTTGCCGACAAGCAACCGCACGTCACGCTCGCCGAGGATCAGGAGCACACAGCGCTTTATCAGATGGATGGGGCGTTGCAGGCGTATGAGGCAACGCCGCAGGCTGACCGCGACGCCGACAAGGGTGTGCTCTATGTCGTAACCGACCTAGACAACAAATTACAGGCGGCGGTCTACACGTCGTATGAGCCGGAAACCGGCGTCGCCAATGTAGTCATGTCCGGAGCGCTCGATCAGGCCGCGCGCGTCAAGGCGCTCACATTCGCGGCGCAGCACTTCGACGGCAAAGCCGAACGGATCGACGCGAGCGCGTGGGATGACGACAAGGATGCCATGGCCGGGTTCGAAGCGGCCGGCTTCAAGCGCGTGCCGGTGCAAACAGCCGGGCTTGCCCGGTACGTCTATGGCAAGGAAGGCCAGACCACGCGCGAGCAAGCGCGCGAGGCGCGGCTTTCCAAGGAACATTCCGATAAAATTCTCGGCGCCTCGAAGGCGTCGGCGCGCCTGCTCGGCTACGATCCGGACTTGGTTGAGGTCAGCGACCAAGAGCATCCGTTCAAGATCGGCGACGAAAACAAACAGCGCTACGCGGCCGGGCTCGCGCATCTCGACACCGGCAAGATCACGATATTTCCGAAGCATGTCTACTCGACCGACAGCGCCGTGAGCGTCATGGCGCACGAGGTCGCGCATCAGAAATATCAGGACGTGGTCGACGCAATCAGCAAAGAGACACACGCGATCTTCGATGATCCGGGTCCGCCGCCGAACCCGAACGCCGAGCACCGGCCGCAACAGCTTGGCGGCAAGGACGCGGTGACTGCGCCGGACGGGAAGCCCTACCCGCCCTACGATGAGAAATATCCGATCTACACGCGCTTTCAGAAATATGACGATCAGTCCGAGAAGATGATCAAGGACGACGGCATCACCGAGTACAGCAAAGCCTATTGGGAGCATGCTGCGCCGGGCATGCCGAAGCAAATTTCGCTTCTCACTGCGCGGCACGAAACAATTGCCGAGATGGCCCGGCGCTTAACCGACACCGGCAAGCTCGAAGGCTCGCCCGTGTGGCGCCGCTACTATCGCGATGTCGATAAGACATACGCCGAACTGCAAGCAGCAAAGAAAGCCGCGTGAACCTGATCCAACGCGTCGAGGTCGAGGGCCGCTCCGGGTCGGCGTGTTTTCTTGACGCGAAGTTCAACCCGGTGCCGGAAGGTGCGGCGACGCTCGTGAAGATCGTCTTCGACGACGGCGGCCAACTGATCTTGGAGGCGCGACCGAGCGGCGCGCGGATCAAGGCGTTCGACCCCTCGCAGCCGCGCGACGAAGAGGGCCGCTGGACCGATACCGGCGCGGGCGATGGCGGTGGCGCCGGCAGCGCGCCCGCCGCAGGCCCGGCCCCGCCCGGCCCGTTCGTGCGCACCGCGCCGAAGGACAAGGCCGACGTTAAGGCAATCTGGAAGCCGAGCCCGCAACAGAAAGACGCGGCGCGCGCGACCGGGCAGACGCCGCTCACGTTCCACGAACTCGACCAGTTGCGCAGCGATCCGGCGGTCCGCTTCCGCGACGCGATTGCGTCGGCCAAGGCCGCGAGCCCGCACGGTGCGGCCGTCGAAGTCAAGAACGTGAGCGACTACGTCCACACGCGCAATTTCATCACGCCGGACAACAAGGCCGGGTTCGCGCTCAAGGGCGACGACATCGTTTCGGTGTTCAAGCATCCGGACTCGGGCGCGAAGGGTTTCGCCAACTCTGCCCTAACTCTCGCCACGCAAAACGGCGGGCGCCGGCTCGATGCCTTCGACACCGTGCTGCCGCGCCTTTACTCACAGAACGGATTCCGCGCGGTTGCGCGGCTCGCCTGGGACGACAAATACGCGCCGCCCGGCTGGGATTATCAGAAGTTCGGCGCATTCAATGGCGGGCGGCCGGATGTCGTGTTCATGGTGTACGACCCGGCGCACGCCAAGGCGTATCAGCCGGGCGACGGCAAGCGGGTCGCGAGCTATGACGAAGGCGTGGCGGCGCAGACCGAGGCGCTAAAGACGCTCGATGCCGAGCACGCCGCGCGCGAGCAGCAAATCCCTTCTGCCAAACCGCCGCCGGCCCCGACGACGGCGATGACACAGACTGAGTTGTTCCCCGGGATGTTTCCCGATCTGCCCTCGCCGAAGAAAAAGGTCGAGGCCGACGATTTCAAGAAAGATCGGGTCGACATCGACTCGTACACCGAGGGCGACGAAAAGCGGCTCGGAAAATTCGTCGATGTGTGGAACGACCACATCGGTGAGGCCCCGGCCGAATTCAAGAAAGATTTTCTCGGCGGCATCCCCGGCACGATGAGCATCAAGTTTCAGTATGACGAAAACCCGCGCACGGGCGAGCCGCGTCAGAGTCACATGGAGATTCGCGGCAAGCTGCAAGATGCAGACGGCGCCACCATCGGCACGTACACGCGCGAGATCGACTTCGTCGAGAACAAGGCGGAAAGCGCTTACTTCAAGCTCGACAAGAGCGACCAGGGCAAGAACCTGGGCAAACAAATGCTCGCTGCCAACGTCGCCATGTATCAGAAGCTTGGCCTCGACCGCGTCGAGACCTATGCCGACATCGATGTCGGTGGCTACGCATGGGCAAAATACGGCTACGTGCCAACAGATAATGATTGGTACGAACTGCAAGGCACCTTGCGCACGAAGCTTGGCGAGGGCGGGAGCTATACGCCCGAGTCGTGGGAAGAGATGACCCGCGCCGAGCAGAACAACGTCTTCGAGACGTGGAAGGACGACACGGCGTCTAGCTTCTATGACAGCGAGGTCGAAAGCTGGCGCGACAGCGGTGGCGATCTCGCGCAAGCCAAGACACAACTCGCCGAGCGCTTCGACCATGAGAACGATTGGGCGCACGATGCCGTGGTCGCCCACATGGCGGCGCACTCGTTTCCGCTGATCCCGGCCGACAAAGTGCTCGAAGCCACCACGGTCGAATTCGAGAACCGGCGCGGTGACGGCAACGAAGACCCGGACATTTTCATCGGCGACAAACAAACGCCGGAACTTACCGACGCGCAGCGCAGCGAACTGCAAGACGCGCTCACCGAGGCGTTCAACAAGGAAGCCGAGCGCCATCGCGGCGACATGGAACCGCCCGACTATTTGAACGACAGCGTTGCCGAGTATCAGCGCGACTATTGGGATCAGTTGGACGACGCGGAGAAGTACCGCATCGCCGACCGGCTCGGCGCGATCCCGACGCGCGAGGGCGATCCGGGCGAAATCGACGCCGACGAAACCGACAAGGAAAGCGTGCGCGCGCTGATCGACGACGACGACCCCAAGGCGATTTGGGCCATCGCCGATTCCAAGCTCGGCAAGCAATTGCTGCTCGGTAAAAGCGTCGAGTGGCATGGCACGCTCGACTTGAACGACGAAGACTCGATGGCGCGCTTCAACGCCTATGTCGGCAAGGCATCGAAGGGGCAAGCGCTTGCCGCAGCCGCGTGAAGAGGCGCGCGAGTTTTTCTATCTGGAAGGTGGCGAGAAGCGCGACGCCGAGCTTCACGATTTCATCCTCGACCAGGGTGATGACGAAGCCGCGCGCGCGGTCAGTGCCAAGGTCGCCGGCCGCATCATCTCGCCCAAGCGTCTCGCGCGCCTCAACGGCGAGACGGCGAAGAGCCTGCGGGGGTTCGATCCGTCCGAGCCGCGCGATGAGCAGGGGCGATGGACATCCGGCGGCGGCAGCGAGGATGAAGGCACCGGCAAGCCGCCGCCGAAGACCGGCCCATGGAGCGCCGGGCTCAAGGCCAGCGGGCTCGCGGCGGCCGATGCCATCAAGGCGGAATGGGCGAAGGAGTCGCCGGCCAAGAGCATCGATGACCTGATGGAGATCGGCCCGAAGGATCAGGCCGAGTTGGCGAGCGCGGCGCAGGATGTGGAAAAGGAAACCGGCGTGCCGTTCATCAACCCGGGCGCCAAGGGCCGCAAGCGCACGCAAGAAAAACTCGACGAAGGCCGCACGCCGCAACAGATAACCGATGTCGTGCGCGGCGGCTTCAAGGTCGAAGACCCGGCGCAGGCCGACAAGATCGTCGCGGGGTTGAGCAAAAAATTCCCGGTGGCGGACGAAGGTTGGCAGCGCACGCCGGCCGGCTACTTCGACCGCAAGCTGATGGTCCACTTCAAGGACGGCATGACCGGCGAAGTGCAGCTATGGCACCCGGCGATGTTCGACGCGAAGGAAACAAAGGGCCACCCGATCTATGTGCTGTGGCGGAAGACGCCGCCGGGCACACCGCAGGCGAAAGCCTACGAGTCGCAGATGCAGCAAATATACGGGGCCGTGGCCGCGCAGTTGCCGCACGAGTGGGATCAGATTTCGGGAAGAGCCGGCAGATGACCGAAGCGCGCATCGAATTCGGCTTTGGTCAACACCGGAGCGTTGCTGAAAATTTCCGGTCCGGGCGCTGATTTCCAAGCGCCGTCGACGAACCACCAAGCGACGCCGCCGCTGCCGCTGACGTACACGGCGGGCCGCCCCTCGTAGCTGCAATAGACAAGCTCACTCATCGCGTTTTGCTCCGCCCCTCGAATATGGGGGCGCGCGCGGTGCTGATCAAGTCCCGGTTGTGAGAGTTGCGCCAGAACTGTCCAAACTTTGGGAGCGCGCAAATGCCCGTCAAGCCGCACAAGGACGAGTCGCAGAGCGATTTCATGGGTCGCTGTGTGCCCGAGATGATCGGGACCGGTGAAGACAAGCGCCCGCAGGATCAGGCGGTTGCCGCGTGCCTCTCGATCTGGCGCGACAAGGACAAGAGCGGCACGGCGCAATCGGTCGAGCAGATAATCACCCGGGCACAGGCGATTTGCGCGCGGATCGCGAAGCAGGACATGCCCGAGCCGGACGACGACGAAGGGCGCGACGATTTCATCGACCGGTGCGTCGGCGAGCTTCAAGACGACGACGAAAACCTTGCCGACGACGATGCCGAGAACGCGTGCGCGCTGCAATGGGAAAGCTATCAGCGCCGCGCGCGTGCCGTGGTTCACAAGACCCACGCCGAAGTGATCACCACGGCGCAAGGCAAGGAATTCATTCTGTCCGATGAAACAGTCGACAGGATGGGCGAAGTGATCATGGCGGATGGGTGGGATTTAAGGGACTTCAAAAACAACCCCATCGCGCTGTTCAATCATCGCGCTGATTTTCCCATAGGCTCGTGGGAGAGCCTTCGCGTCGAAGGCAAGAAGCTGCGCGGGCGTTACAAGCCGGCGCCCGGCGGCACGTCGCCGCGCATCGATGAGATAAACCGGCTGATCGACGCCGGAATCCTTCGCGCCTCAAGCGTCGGCTTCAAGCCGATCAAGTCGGAACCGCTGCGCGAGGATGATCGCGGCCTGTTCGCGCCGCAGCGCTACCTCAAACAAACACTGGTCGAAACGTCGGTTGTTTCGATCCCAGCCAACCCGAACGCCTTGGCGGTCGCCAAGTCGCTCAAGATTTCCGACGCCACGCTCGATCTCGTCTTCGCCGGGAAAGGCGACAGGGACGGATTGGTGCGGCGCGGAGGCAACGGCGGGCATGCCGAAACCCGAAGGGAGAGGACAATCATGTCCGGACTTTCGCAGCGCATTGCGGACGCGCAGAACCGCATAGTCGGTTTGCGCGACCAGCTTCAAGCGCATCTGACGACCATCGATGACAACAACGTCACCGATGAGCAGATGGCCAAGACCAGCGATTTGAACAAACAGATCGCGCAGACCGAGCGAGCACTCGGCTTGCTGGTCGACTCCGAGAAGCATCTCGCCGGCACCACGGCGGATGGCGGCACTGGCAGCACCAGCACCGCTCTCACGGTCGTCAAGCGCGACACCCCGGCGAGCCCGGCCGTGGTTCTGAGAAAGAGCAAAGACCTCAAGCCGCTCGACTATCTGATCCGCGCGGGCGTCGTGACCTACTACGCGAAGATCACGTCACGGACCCCCGAGGACATCTGCAAGAACTACGCGCCCTATAACGACGACCATACCCGCGCGTTCGTCGACTGGAACATGCGCGCCGCCACCAATCCGGCCATGACCACGGTCACCGGCTGGGCGGCCGAACTGGTGCAGACGACCTACGCGGACTTCATGGCGTTGCTGTTGCCGCGCTCGGTCTATCCGCGTCTCGCGGCCAAGGGGCTCGATCTGCAATTCGGGCGCACCGGGCGCATCTCGGTCCCGACGCGTTCCGCGACCCCGACCATCGCCGGCTCGTTCGTCGGCGAAGGTTTGCCGATCCCGGTGCGGCAAGGCCAGTTCACGGCACAAATTCTCACTCCAAAGAAAATGGCCGTGATCACGACTTGGACCAAAGAGTTGGATGAGCACAGCATCCCGGCCATCGAAGGTTTGCTGCGCGAAGCGATCCAAGAAGACACGGCGGTGTCGCTCGACTCGATCCTGCTCGACGCCAATCCGGC